TCGTTACCGTCAATATCGTTTTCTATTTCAATGATACCACCAGTAGCAGCGTCATCGTCAGTTACTTTACCTGTATAAGATAAGTGTAAACGACCTTGTTCAGACCAAACAACTTGGTCAGCAGTCATTGCTTCTTCAGCTCCAACTTGTCCTAAAAATCCTGAGATTGTTCTTGGGCCATAAATTTCCGCTTCCTTCTCCATAAGATCTGGAACGTATTGTTGCGCCCATCCTTGACCTGCCGTTGAGGCTAGATCTAAATAGTTTGTCGATAAAGCTTGCTGACCTGCAGCTGGCTGTACGTTCAAACCATTTCCATTTGTAATTGCCATAATTAAATGTTTTTAAAGTTAAATTATTTTTTGTTTTTAATTTTAAACTTAAAATCAGAAGAATTATCTCCTAAGACTCTTACTTTAATACCGTCAGTGCCAAACTCTCTTTGAGTTTCTCTTGGGCCCATGTCAATATTTTTGCTATTCTTTACCGTGCTTTTGATAGCATCCGCTTTACCTTGCTCATAAAAGTGCTTAGCAATTGAGTCTGCGTTCATAGCTGTAAAGATTGACTTGTGATATTCATCGGCCTTCTCTAGTGAGTTATCTTTTCCTAGAAACTTTCCAAGAAAATTGTTAATATCACTTTGTTGAGTTTTAACCTTTTCTACATCACTAATCTTAAAATTAAATCTTTTGTCACCAACGTTGTATTCAAAACCTTTGAATTGTTGGTTGAAAACCTCACTGGTCTTCTTGTCAAACTTAGATTTATTCTTTTGAATCTTAGCTTTACTGTCTTCCGATTCCTTGTTGTATCGGTTGAAAAAGTCTATAGCTTTTTGAGCTTCAGGCGTTAGCCTTGACCCAGCTTTAACTTCTTCGTAATATTTAGACTTTTGCCCGTCTAAGTAGGCCTTCGCGCTGGCAACCTGCTCTTTTAGCGCTAGTTTCTTTCTTTTAATATCTTTCTCGTCATCAACGTCTTCGTCAAAATCAAAAGAGTCTTCAATTAAAAAGTTTATTTCTTCAGCTTCTAAGTGTGGTTTAGTCACTTTATAGTATTCATGTAGTGCTGTTAGGCTATCTACTTTGCTGTAATCTTTATTTAAGTTAACATAATCTTCAAGAGTTCCACCTGTCTCTTCCATAAAACCAACCAGCTTCTGTATGTTTTCTGGTAGCGGTTGACCCGTAGATTCTGATTGTTCTATAGCTTCTATAGCTTCTTCAGCTAGATCTTCAACAACTTCTTCAGTAGCATCTTCAACTTGAGCTTCCTCTTGTAAAGTTTGCGTTATCTCTTCAACCCCTTGCTGTGGCTCAACCTCTTGTGGGCTATCGATCATATCCATGTTTACAACAATCGTACCGTCTTCCTTGTAAGATACATGAGATTCTTTCTCAATAACCTCTTCTTGCTCTACAGCAGTCTCTTCCGATACCTGATCTACAACTTGTTCTTCCGTTTGTGCTTCTTCTAATTGACCTTCGTCAACGTCTTTTTCTTCTTGCATAGTATAAAATATAAATTAATAATTACTTAGGTCCAAATGACTCTAAGCCAAATCCGCTACCAAGTATATCATTACCTGACGACTCGAATTTTTTAGGTGTTCCACCTGTTTTTCTCTGTTCTATAAGCTCACTCTGTTGTGAAGCTTGTATTCTAGTTCTTTCGTCTTTTCTATTTTCTTTTTCTTTTTCCTTGCTAACAAGCAGCTGTTGCTGCATTTTCTGAATTTCAGTGTTATAATAAAACTCAATGCCCATCAACTCTTTTTTAGCATTAACCTCAGCAGCCATTTTTTGAGCTGCAAATTGATTAAGCGCCTGCTCTACTTGTATCTTGCTTTGAGCAATAGCTTGTTGCTTTGCTTGTTCTGCTTGCACTGCCGCTTGTTGAGATTGAGCATTCATTTGCTGTTGCTGTTGTACGTTTTGTTGTTGCATTGCAGCCGCTGCTTCTTGCTTCTTTTTACGTCTCAGCTTTAAAACTTGATTAGCTAGCTTTATGTTTTTAATATCTCTAACGTCTATAGCATCCTCTAAGTCAATACTTCCTTGCTGTATAGATTGTTGTATATTATTTTCTAAAAGCTGTTTGTCTTCTTCATCTGGAGATAGCTCTAAAAATATACCAAAATCATAAAGATGCATTTCAGAAAGTTCTTCTAGGTTTGCTACACTGTGAGAACCAATAGCTTGTAAAAAAGCGTCCTTAGTAGGAGAAAACTCTAATACGTCAGATATTCTTAAAGACAAAGATTCTAGAACGTCGCTGACTAAAAACATACCAGCTTGCAGTATGTGCCTTGTAGCTGTGTTAGAATTTTGTGCTGCCATTTTTTGAAGTCCTACCAAAGAGTTCTTATCAGGAGTAGATCCGTCTCTAGCCTCGTTTAGCCCGGTTACGTCTCTTATCATTTGCAAGTAGTAGTTGTAGTTGCCTATCAAGCTTTGCATTTTTTGTCCACCGCTGCCAGACCTAATCTCTTGTATTGGAACTCTACCAGGATTCATATCTCCATCAGCAGTCATTGATCTACCGATGACAGAACCCGTTTGAAAAAACATGTTTAAAGCTTCTTGCGGGTTGTAATTTGTTCCATTACCTAAGTCTATTTCAGCTAATCCATCCGCGTCTAAATAAACACCGTCAGGTATTAATCTAGCCATAACTTGCTGTAGCTTTAAGTGTGTCAATTGTATCATATCAGCGAAACCTGTTATACGACTTACTAAAGACTCTATTCTACCTTCATACATTCTAGGTGCTACTATAGAGTAGTTCATTTTAACTTTAGTAAAGTTGCTTTTAGGCCTAACCATGTTTTTACACATCTCCCATTTGACCAGCTTGTTGGATCCAAGTATATAAGCACCATCGTATAGAACTTCTATTTGCTTTGCTACTCTAGAGAAGTTTTCGTTTTCAGGTGGATTAAACGAATCATCTTTTTCCACGGCCTTCTCTAATCCAGCGCCAGTTTCTTTAATTTTATATACGTTGTTCATGTAAGTCTTGTAGTTAAAGTATAAAACTTGAACTACATTGCTATCGTGATCACCGTACTTTTGACGCGTGTTTCTATTGCTAGGACTATTTTTGTCAACTATTTCTTTTAACTCACTATCTGTTAGATGCGGAAACTGTTTTGCTAGCTCGTTTATCGGAACAAGCTTTACTTCTCCAACGTAGTATATATCCTCGAAATAAGGAGAGTCTGTGTGAGAATATACTAAATTAGCTGGATCTACGTAGTCTATAACAAGGCCTTCAGAAGTATTAAAAGAAGTTTTAGAAGCGCCTATACCTAGCACCGCTAAGTCATAGAAGAATCTTTTTCTAATTAAGTCAAACTTGTTACCTTCCATTAAAACACTTAGGGCTTGCTCTTGTGCAATCTCAGCTTCTTGCTTGTAAGTCAGCTGCATGTGCAAAGCTAACTCTTCAACGTCCTGTGGAAGTTTAGATGGATCGTTTTCATAAGTATTTACGCCAAGTTCTTTCAAAGAAAAATCTTTCAAACTCTTAAGCTCCATGTCTTTCATTATCGACTCCATATACTGCGTTCTCTTACTAGCTCCGTAAGGATCTTGTGAGAAAGCTTTTATAGAGTAATCTTTATCTGCCATACCATTGACAACTATATCTACAAACTTAGGGATTATAGGTATAGGCTTCCAGTCTAGATTCAAGTAGCTTAAGTCACCATTTATAGATAGTTCATCTTTATACTTTTGAATAGACTGTTCTCCTCTAGCATACAACCTTAAGTTTCTATAGCTGTTAGCGTTGTTTTCGTAACGCCTTGACCTATGACCTTGGCTACCGCTGTCAAACCACTCCGACTCAATAGCTTTGGCTATTTTTAACCCGTAGTCAAAGCTTACTTTTTCCAAGTCACTAACGGCTTGGCTAGGAAAATAATTATTTGGTGATTTCATATTTATTCAATTATCTTAGAGTAGTAACCTTTGTTACTGTATCTTGAAATTTTTAAATTTACCTTAGAAACTTGACTATCTGCCTTTGGATAATACAAGTGTCTATTACAAGCCATTATAGCTAACCCAGAACTTATAGACGCATCAAACTTAGTTCTTTTGTTTATATCAAACTTAGCCCATTCGTTTAAAGTTTCATTAAAATATATATTACCGTAATTACCGTCAGACTTAATTCCAACATGATCGTTTATATACATTTCAATCGCAGCAGCGTGAGCTTGCTTAATATCCTCACTAGAGTTCGGTATACCACCTATTTCTTTTTCAGTAACAGATAGTTTGTTCCAAACCTTGTCAGGTCTATTCATACTAAAGCCTCTATAACCTCTTCTCTTAAAGTGATATAAAAGTCTAGGTTTATTATTCTCACAAAGCAAAGGCATACCATAAAAAACGCATGCCATTAAAACATCTTCAAAAAATATTTCAGCGGTCTGTGGTCTAGCAACATATTCTAAAAAGAAGTGATTTGGTGGTGAATCATCCATAGAAAACTTAGTTAAACCGTGGAGAGCACCGTTAGATCCTCTACCATCAACTGTTCCACTAATATCGTAACTATCACAACCAAACGCACCCATGTGCTCGTTCGCTGGGTACTTAACTCCATTTTTAATTATAAATCTATTTTGCATAGATCCATTTGGAACCCAACTTACTTTAAACCTACCGTTAGGATCTGGATTAAATACAACTTTGGTATCCTTTATTCCGTTAGCCCAAGAAAAAGATCCTACTGTCACTACAGCAGAGTTTCTAATTCCTTCGTTATAATCTATCTGTTCGTATATTTTAGTCAAGTTGAACAGACTATTTTTTGTTTCATCTCTAAAAGCGTGCTCTTCGGTTCTAGGAAACTGTCGATAAAACTCGTTTAAAGCATCTTGATCTTCTTTTAAACCATCTACTTCGTTTTCCCAATGGTCAATAACACCTATGTCTATCAGTTCACCGTCGGGTCCACGAGATTCTCGTTGGGGAGTATCGAACACAGGCCGTCCAAACTCATCAATAAATCCTTCGAAGTTCCATTCCATTGGGATAAACAGAGAATATAAACCAGACTTTGTTTGACCATTTTTATTTCTTTTAGTGACATTACTGTCGTTGTATAACTTTTTGAAGTTTTCACCACCCTTGTCTAAAGAGTTAGATGTTGAACCCATCATACATTTGCCTATAATCCTGCTACCTAGTCTAAGGCAAGTTTTTGTAACTCGCCAGTTGTTGAGTATGTTATCTGGTCGTTCCCATTTACCACTCTCATCGTGTACTAGTAGCGCTAGCTTTTCACCATCATAACTGTTATCACCCGTGTTCTTCCAGTCAATGGTGGTGTCAAGACCTTTTATTTCTTCTAGCTTCTCGTTAGTTTCTATTTTTTTACGAGTAAACTTACTCGCTGGTACACGATATGCTAGCTCAGACTTAGGCCTGTCCATACCATCTTGTATCGGCTTAAAAAAGAAAGGATAGTTGATAGATATAGGTACAACCTTATCGGTAAACATCTTCTTAGCATCAGCTCCACTTTTAGACAGTATTCCATATCTAGAGTCACTTGAAATAGTAGCTAAGTTAACAGTCTCAGCTGAGCTCATAAAAGAAAAACCAGAACGTCTATTTTTTAAGTAACACATACCGTAACACCTTTTGTCAATCTTACAAGCCTCCCAGAATATAAAAAACAGCCTATTAGCCTCTCTAAAGTCAGGTGCACCTACGTCGATCTTGCTCCATTGCAAATACATGTAATGAGCGCCTGTTATGTACGTAGACGTTCCATTATTATTAAACCAAAAACCACCGTTGCGTCTATCGAACTCTTCGTCGATATAGTCGTGCCACTGCTCTTTCTGATCTTCTGGATACGCTTTCCAATCAAATATTGTTTTAATCTTTTTAAGTACCTCAGGTTTTTCAAGTTGTTTCCACTTTTTATCCGCATTAGAGTAAACGTTTTTAGGTGCTTTTGGCAATGCTACTCTCAAGCCTTGTATGTCGTATATTTCTCCAATTTGACCTGTAGTAGACAAAACTATGACATCATGTTCTTTGTTGTACCCATGAGTCCACTTTTTACCTTTATTCAACCTACTTATTGTAGTGTTTTTTATAGGTTCTATTATCTTGTATAAATCTTGTTCGTACATTATTTAGATCTACCTTCGGCAAAGCCCTTAAAAACTTTCTCTTTCTTCTCAACAACCTTGCCCTCGAGCAAAGCTTCTTCTTCTTGTATACGATTAAGTATTTCAAAGGCATCAAAGATAGCGAGCTTCTTTGTAGCAGCAGCGTTCTTAAGTCTATCGGCAGTAATGTCATCATCACCATCAACAATAGCTTCTTTTGCAACTTTAATAAGTTCTTCAACAGCTCTATGCCCAGCTTGGATTATACTCCTCTTTGTTTCCTTGATATTCATACTTAGTTGTAATAAATTTATTGTAAACTCTGTATACTCTTTTTTTATCTATTATAAACTCATATTGAGAAAATGGAGTATAGCCTAACACTTCTCCTTCTTTAAAAGATCCGTCAGAGTACACTACTCTACCTACAGTTGGGTTTTCTTTGTCAGAACTAAACTTGTCTTCGTTTAACAAGGGTTGCAGAAAACTAAAGCCTTCCATAGCTATGTAGCCTTCTTTCTTTTTTATTAAAAATATTTGATCTTGAGAGACTAGGTACAAGCCATCAGAAAAATACGACTTACTGTTTTTTTCTTGGCCTTTAACGTCGTTCCACCTTCTGAAAACGTTATGGTGAACTATTATTTCATCGCCATCACTGATTTTAGTGTTGTTTAACTTAGGACAAGAAACAACTCTTGCTAGTCTATTAGTATACTCGTGGTTACTGTTTTCGGAGTTTAAGATTAAACTTTTACCATCCACGTCCACCTCGTTGTTATACCTACTACCAACCGGCTCTATTAAAAACTGATATACACTTTGCATTAATACTCTAGATTGTATTCTATTGATACAGCCATGTTTTTGTTAAAGTCTTTCCAAGGTATAACATTTTTACCTTTTCTTATGTATATAGAATATTTATCTTTTTCTTCTAAAATATCACAAATAGTGTGGCCACCGTAGACTTCCTGCCCTACCGAGTAGTGCATAGCGTCTATCTTATAGTCTTTACCTATTGTTATCTTTCTTATTATCGCTGTCTGCATCTTTATTGAATTTAAGTGTACCAGTGTTTATATCTATATCACTGCAATTATATTTTTTAGTAAGTGTGCTGTAGTGGTCATCTATAGAAGCTCCCATGTTCATTATATCATGACACAGTGCGTGTTTTCTTGATTCTATTATACCTAGATCTTTTTGAGCCATTTGCAAAGCATTTACCATCTGCTGGACTTCAACTAGCTCCTTAGAATCTATTTTATTAGCCGAGGCTAAATCTACAATCTTTTCTGTTTTAGGTGTTTTTCTTTTTGCCATTTTATTTAATTTAATTAGTTAGTTTGTTTAGTAGCCAGAAGAGTATTTTTTTCTAGCTCTAGGATCTATTACTCTTTTTGGTTTCTTCAACACTGCTTTTTCTACAGCTACTTTTTTAGCATCTTTTTCTGCTATTTTTTGCTTGTCATTTAAACTAGGCTTAACATAATCTTTTGACGACTCAGATACTGAAGATGATTCAGATGTAACTATAGTTCTAACTGCGGATTCAACGTTTTCTACATATTCAGAGTCAGACCCTGGTCTTTGTAGCTCCGTGATTTCACGTGTTATATAGTCTACAGCAGAAACTACATCTTTGCTTTCAATTTGCTTATATTGCCTTGCTAACAAAGTCTTTTGATACAAAACGGAATCAGAGCCTAGTTTTAGCGCTTCAATAAGATTTTTATCTCTAGTTTTTGATATTTCTTTTTCAATGCGGTTTATTTCTATGTCAGCTTTGTTTATAGCCTCTTTTAAGTCTAGTATTTTGTCATTTACCAAATCTTCCGCATACTGATAGTTTTCTTCTGTAACAGTTAGGTTCGTTATTACTTGATCTATATTACTAAGCTTAGATGAGACTACTAAAGTTTTATTTGTTGATTTAGATACATTTGGATCTAGTCTAGTAACTCTTTGTTGCCTAAGAGTTAGTTTCATAGACCTAGATAAAGACTTGTGACTCCAACCGGCCATAAACCCATTTACGCCATCATAAGAGTGCGTGTGGTATCCTTTTAAACTTTTAGTAATACCCCAGGATAAAGCTTCTTGCTTTGATGAGAATAAAGGAATTGAATCTATGTAGGTTAGTATTGCCATTAAATTAGTTATTATATATTATTACTTGCTACACCGCAATGTTAGCTAGTGGCAGTATATACAACTTCCATTGTTAAACAGAATCTACACGTCATTGCTGTTGTATCTGAGTTTTGAAGACCTACTATTATCATATCGTCAGCAGCAAAAGCAGCTGTAGATGCATCAAGATCATCTCCATGAATATTGTTATAATTAAAATCCATAGAAATGTTAGTTCCACTTGCTGTGGTTGACATCGGAACGTTTTTACCTTCATCAGCACCTAGCTCAGTTAAAGCCAATGCTGCCGCACTGTTGTTTGTTGGATGAGCCTTAAACACTCTAAATGTTACAGTTTGATCCGTTGTCCCAGCAATGTATCCTTTTAAATTCCTTATATATCCTGCTCTACCAGCAACCAGTTGAGCCGCTTGCACCGCTTTGAAAGGATTACTTACTTGCTCAGCAGCTCCATCGGCAAACAGTACATCTGAAAAAATGTGTGATGTTGACCCTTGGGAAATGTCTGGACCAACAACACTTGTGTTTGCTAAAGAACTTGTAAAACCTGACACTCTAACGTACTCTATTGTAGGTATAAAGCTTTCGCTTCCAATAACAGCTAGCGTAGTAGTAGCGTCTTTAATGTTAACGCTACCACTGTCTGCGTTTAACTCTATACTACCTCCAGCGTCTAATACTATGTTTCCAGTTTCAGCTGTAGCTATAGTAGTGTTACTATCGTCGGCTACGGTTATGGTAGCATTGCTAGTTCCATCAAAAGCAAATTTAGCTTGAGTAGTTGCTAGCTCTAAGTCTACTTTGTTTCCAGTAAAGCTAACCCATCTTTTCGCTGTTGTACCTAAATTACCTTCGTTATCCGCTCTTGGGACTATATTTTTTGTTGCCATTTTATTGTTTTTTTATTTATGCTATTGGTTGTACGTCTCCGTTACCGTCAATGTCGAAATAACCTTCCGAAGTTGGACTTGCATCAAGAGTAATTTCACCCAAACCTGCCTCCCAAACATCACTAAAGTCTGGTTGGTTGCTAGTTATATTACTTCTAGGCGTAAGTTCACCTCCTACTAAGTCGAACACGTAGTCTTCTATGGCTACGCCTGCCTCAGCTATAACTGAGCTGCTTATTCCTAGCGATAAACCTATCATTAAGCTCTATTTCTATAGTCTGGTCTTGGAGCTACATAAACTATCGCCATGCCGCTATTTACGGTCACTTTATCCCACATACCATATATTGTTATACCTTTTGGAAAAATATCTGATGTTGTCACCGGGTCAGAATCTTCGTTCGTCTCGCTAGTTGTATCTACATCCGTTGCGTTCCATGCTGTATCAATAGCTATCACATCCGTGCCTACGAAAGCAGTGTTACCCATACCCATACCAATACCACCATCTAAAGACTCTAGTCTAGTGAAAGTGCTATCTTCTAACATTGTTATAGCACAAACGTAATACTTAGCCGTGCTTGCCGTTAAGTCCAATCCAGCGCCACTACCTTTTATTAAAGTAGATCCAAACTGACCAAAGCCATACGCTACTTCTGTTGAATTTTGTCCCATTGTTTTATTTTGTTTTATCGTTCTTGTTTGAACTTCCACCGAAGAAGAAGTCTATTATTGTATTTACCTTAGCACTCATTGCTCCAAATATTGTAGATATAAAGCTAATTTCAAACTCACCTAAATCTATTGTTTTGTTTACAAAGTAATTGAACATTACGTAAGTAATACCAAAGTACGCTACTGTAAATAGTGTTGCTAATACCTTTTGAATAATAGCATCGTCTTTATATAGATCACGTGCATCTTTACGATCTTCAACTTCTTTTGCAAAAGCTTCACGCTCTGCTTCTAACATTATTGATTTCAATGCCAACTTAGCTTCGTCTCTCTCTTTGTCAGTTGTGATTACCTTATCAAGTATACCTTCCGCGTTGTCTAATACTTTACCAAACAAACCTCCTACTAAACTCTGTATCATGTTATGTTCTATCTAAAGTGTTAGGTACGCTTTTTATTAATATATGTAGTAAAGCTCTTAAGTTTTCTAGGTTTATATCACCAGAAGGTATTTTATCTGCTGTTGCCCAGTCTTTGTTTTCCTCAAACAATTCTTCTACCATATCCAGAAGCTCAGCTCTAGTTCTTTTTTCTGCTGTAGCAACGGTGATTTTAGCTGGAGTCTTACTAGGCTTGGCAACTAATGTTCTGTACTCGCTTATCGTTTGTGAATCTTTGTAGTCTCTTTTGCTCATTATTTATTGCTTTACAATTTGTTATTTTCCCAAGGTAAGTCTCCACCTTCTGGCGCGGCCTTACCCGTGTGTGGATCTATTATTTCACCATTAATTCTTCTCCATCTCTGACCATCGTGTATAACAAAATCATCGTTATACGTTGTTCTTCCGGTCTTCATATCTGTTATGTGTTGCATTTCATGAACTAGCACGTGTTGTTCTTCTTCGGAGCCAGGGGTAATACTCTTATCTATATATATAGACCCATCCATGTTTGCTTCACCTTGTATTGTACCCTCTAGGTTAACCCTGTGTATAGGAGTTCCAGGAACTATGTTAGAGCTTCCTTTTTTAAAAGCAAATTTACTTTTGATGTTTCCACCATCAGCCTGCAATCCTTTATTTGATCCTAGTTTAAAAGCCATTATCTTTGAGGGTCTTTAATCATATCATCAATGGCTTTGTTAAAAACCTTATCTGTATATGACTTGTTGCCATAGAATACACTTCTATCTGATACTGGCATATCTTCTTCGCCTAATAGTATCCTGTATATTCTACTTATAAGTTGGCTGCATTTAAAAGAAGTTTTAAAAACGCTATATTTAATCGTCGTGCGATTTCGTTGGCGCCACACTTCTATCCAGCCTAATCTTCTTAGTTTGTCCCACCGAGTTTTATCCCAGCTCATGGTATAAGTACCATCAATAAATTCTTGTCTTGTAAACCGCTTTTGACAATCTAAAAATATTAGAAGTTCAAGATCGGCATCTGTTAACCCGTAAGTCTTACAAGCCCACTTTCTAGTGAGCCTGTAATACTTTAGGATTTGTAATTCACGTAAATCGTGAGAAGTTAATCTCATTTACTACGCGTCAATAGTAATATCAACTGCTGTAACTGTTCCTTCGAAACCAGCAAGATATTTACTTTCAACATCATCCGCGACAACAATTAAACCATCAGAATACTGAGGCCCAGTAGCGTTGATAGCTCTAGCTAGAGCTTTCATGATTAAAATTTCACCACCAGCGCCATGTGTAAGAGTTGCTAGGTCTACTGAAGCAGCTTGTCCTTCTCCAAGAGAACCTGGAGCAAACTTAAGTACTGTAGCTGTGTTTGAAGCACAAGTTACAGCGATTAAGTTTTTAACTGGGTACATTGCAACATCATTGTCGCCGTCGTTAAAATAAAGGAATTTTTCCATTTTTAAAAAGTTTTAATAATTAATAATTTGTTTTTCGTTTTAAGTTTGTGGATTATTGTTTATGGTTTTGGTTTAATCAATTAATACCACGTCACGTGATTGTATGACTTGGTTTAATTTATCGTTATACTGAACTCCGTGT